AAATAATCAAATTAGATTTCATATTCCATCTTATATAGGTTTTTGTGACCCACAACACTTAAGATTTCAATGTAAAGCAAAAATGATTTGTGTTGATGGAGGTAACCAAGCACAAAATGAACCTAGAGGAATTATCCATCCTGACGGAGCCGCTGGTATTTGGAGCACAATTAGAGATTTACGAGTTAGTGACGGCACCGGTAGAACTGAACTCGAAATGATTAGCGACCTTAACGTATTATGTGCTAACGAATGGGGTTTCACACAGAATGATTCAATTAATGGGAAACGCGAATTGTTCGAAGGTATGAGTATGAACTCTAACAACAAAGACCAACTTTGGTATGACTCGACTGGAACAAATTGGACCGCAACCGCACAAACAACAAATGGACTCCCTAAACAAAATAAAATTTCAGCACGTATACCATGCTCAGGAATTATCGGCACAAAAGCTACCAATGTTTTTCCTTTAACTGCTACATCTGGTTTAAGAGTTGTTATGAATATCGAAGAAATTAAAAGGTCTATGACTTTATCATCTAACACTGGTGCTGGTCAAGAAAGATTTTACTCAGGTCCTGCCGGTGAAGCCGGAACAACTCCCTATGCTGAGCAAAATGGCGCCAAACAAGTTGTCCCTCCAGAGTTTTACGCTTTATATACCACTAAAGGAGTTGATGCCTCTAACTCCGATGTTGTAGAAACCGGCGATGCCACTAAAAACAATGGTGAATTTACTCTTGAAATATGTCTTGTCACTGATAGAGCTAATATGAAAACAGATTTACAAGAAAACGCTGTTGTAGATAGTAGGGTTGATAATAACTTTGCTATTGGTGATTTAATGTATGTTTGCCAAGACAAAGGTGAATTCCCTAACTGCTTAGGTAAAATTACTAAAATGGAAAAAGATGCCACCGGCGGCAGATTAAAAATTACTTATCAAGCGAATAGACCAAATGGCGATGGCCTTGACACAGGCACAGGCGTAAATGCTGGTGGTGGTTACATAGGAGGAGATAATGGAACTGCCGGAACCGGCACCGGCGTAGTTTTCTTTTTACCAGAAAATAGAGTCGATCAAATTCAACTATTTCATACCAAAAAAGCGAGGGATACAGGAGAGACCGATGTATTACCCGCATTAGAATTAGAACTTAGTGACTGCGAACTATCCATTTTACAAGTTGAACCCCCTGCTGGATACGTTGATAATATGCTTAAAAAAGTTAATGGGTCAGGTGTAGAAATGGATTATTGTACGACTACACTTTACAGAGGAAATATTGTAAATGCCCAAGGTATGACAAGTAATCTTATACCCGCAAATGAAAGTAGAGCATATTCTATTCTTAGTGTCCCACTCACTCAAGCCTCACAATCTTTACTTCATAGAAGTTCATTATTAGCCCGGTATGAAAGTCAAAAGTCTTATCAATGGGTTATGAACGGTGCGCTTATCCCAGATAGGCCTATCTCGCTTGAAAAATATAAATACGAACGTAATCCTGTCCTACACATAATGGAAAATGAAAAAGCCGTCGGTAATGCCAAAAATACTGTAAGAAATCTTTGGAACACAAATGACAGACTTTTATTAGGTAGGGCTCTAAGTCGGTATGGTCAGGTCCATGATTTACAAGGTAAAACTACTATGCTTCGTGTAACATATCCTAATACAGTAGGAGATACTGTTCTTCTTAATAACAATATCGTCCATCTAAACAGAATGATTATCCAAGCCGACGGCGTTGTTGTTATTCGTTAAGCGTTAAAAAACTTTCTCTTAAATAATTAATTTCGTATTACAAGAGCGTCTTACTTTATTATTTTAATTATTCTAAACTTAAATTATATAATTTCCTTACTTTAAATTGTATAATTCATAATTAATAAAAAATATATTATATATATATTAAGAATGTCCGCAAATATCATTGCCACTGAAAAGGTTCAAATAGATCCTATTAATAGTCCTCCCGATGGTGAGTATTCCTTTAAAAACGGTTACCCCATTATACAGTTTCTTATAGCACAATCTGACAAATATCTTGTTGGTAAATCATTAAGACTTACCGGTGAATTAGAAATTAATACTGCTACAGCTGGCCAATTACCATTTAACAACGCCGGCGTCGATGGCGCTAATGGTGCCGGTCATAGAAATGTATCTATTGATAGAGTCGTTGGCGTTGCTTCAGCTATTCACCAGGTCACACTTTCTACACTTGATAACCAAACTTTAGAAATGGTTAAACAATATCCACGCCTCCTATCTTCTCTTGTATCCGGCACCCATGGCTCAACTGATTTAACTAATGGTAATTCTTGCTCTCAATTAGTAAATTCACGTGGTATAGTCCAAGCATGCTCTTTAAATACTACTCGTTCTTTTAGTATTCCTATTAGATGCGGGCTATTATCTGGCACTGGATTAATTCCACTAGGCCAGAACGGAACAAGGGGAATGATTTGCCAAATGGAGTGCGCACCTGATAGTTCGGTTTTAGAACCATTTTTAAAAAGCCTGCCTACTAATCCTGATGTTGAAAACAAATTAGAAGGCATAGCAGGAAATCCGCACCTTGGTCAATATAGCTATAAACTTAAAAATCTTAGTTTGACCTACGATTTGCTAATCCCCGATGAGGAAGGGGCCAATATGATGAACAATGCCTCCAATGGAGTTTTAACATACTCTGCTTACAATAATTTATACTCTGTATTAAATGCTAGCGACCAAACCGTTACTCTTAACCTTGGTGCCAGTAAAGTAAAATCTGTCATACATAATATAATTCCCACAACCATGATTAATAACTCCCAAGAGTTTGGAAGTGCCCTATATAAACTTGAAAAAACTGGTGGCGCTCAAGCAGATATTAAAGAGGTTGCTTATGCTAAAGCGGGTGTACTATTTCCCCTTGAAAATAGAATTGATGAAAAACAACCTAACGCCGGTGCTACTGGTAGTGAAACTAGAATTGATTGCGAAACTTTACAAACTTATCTTAACTCTATAAGAGATATTAACAACATAGATAATTGCTTAGCATCAGCCAAAACAGAGGCTAAAATATCTACAAGAGTCAATCATTCCGAAAGAGGCACCGATACCCACGTATCTGATTCTATTTTTGGAAATTATGAAGACCGTTGGGGAAATACTCTAACCAATCAAACACACCCCGTATTTGGTTTAGGAGTTCGCCAGGATAATATTAGTAAAAGCGGTGTCGATTATTCTCGCCAGCCCTACTCAATAAGAGTTACAAGTGAGCTTGACGGCAATTCTCCTAACTCATTATTTACTTATGTGCTTGCCGAAAGTCAGCTTATGTATTCCCCTGAAGGAATCCGTGTATCATCTTAAATTAATTTAATATAACAACACCGTCTTAATTAAATTAATTATTCTATCAAAATAAATTATTTGTATAGAGTATATATGAGTCTCCCAGATATTCTCAAAGTTAAACCAATGGCTACCGTTGATACTATGACAATCCATACCTCCATATTAGAACCAATTATTTGTAATCAAAACGTTTGTAGATTCACTCTAGAGCGTAGAGGAATCCTCGACATCAATTCAGCTATCCAAGTAGGTGCTGTTTTTGAAAAACCAGCTAACGCTTCTGGCGAAGTAAAACATTACCCCCCCATTAGAACCGGCGGACACGCTTACATTAAAACAGCTACACTTAGAGTAGGTGCTACTGCTATATGTACTACTGATGAATATGGCCATTATGAAACAATGATGCGCCAGTTTAAATCAGTAGAAGAACGTGTTAGAAAAGACGGCGTTTTAACAGGTTGCGTAGACGGCTTAGAACCTTCAAACGACGAAACCGGCGCTTTACAACCTATGAATTGTGCTTGGGGTAGAGACCCCTCAGGTGTTCCTAAAAAAGACGGTCGTTTCCCATTGTCTAATACCATTGAAAATACCGATTCTACTATTGGGTCACCTGAGGAGGTTACTGCCGTATTTGCTATTAAGCTCTCCAGTCTTTTCCCAATGATGAGATCCGTTCAGCTCCCCTTGTATTTAATTCAAGAACCCGTTTCCATCGAAATTCAATGGCAAGAGGGTGTTCAAGGCAAAACATTTATCCGCTCTTCGCCAAATGATGCCGCTAAAATTTCTAGTGTAGATGGTTTTAAAATTGCTACTACCCAGGTTAAATTCTTAGCAGACTACCTTACTTATTCCGACGACAGAATGAGTGAAATGGGAGCTCAAGTTATGAGCGAGAGTGGATTACAAATGCCCTATAACGATATAATTTTGACATCGACTTCAACAGCTGCTGGCCCCGCTTTGGGTGCCGGAGCAGTTCCCGTTAGAACTGATGTTAATCGCGAAATCGGCTTAAGTTCAAGGGTCGTCAAATCAATAATGTGGGCAGATAGAGTATTAGGGCCGGCTGACAAACGCGAACAATTACTTGGCGAGTATCGCTCTGATGCTTATTGCCAAGCAGATGAATTTAATTTAAGAATAAATGACCGTCTAATGTTTAACCGTCCTGTAGTCAATGAAGCCCAAAAAAATAATTATCTCGCGCAAGTTGAAGGAGTAGAGCTCCAGGTTTCCTCATGTGAATTTTCACTAGACCAAAATGTTGTCAAATCAGGAACCAGACAAATTACACTTCCTTCTTGGCCTGTTATTGCTGCTCAGCAACAAACCGTAGAATCAATTCCAATTGAACAAGAAACACTTGGCGGACACAGTCACTGGTGTGGTGTTGATTTAGTAACAAATCCTCTTGTAGGAACAGGGTCTTTAATCGGTCAAAAACCAGTTACTCTCCAACGCACAATATATAGAGGCCTTGGAGATGAAGATCAAAAAGCTCGTGAAACTCTTATATGGTCCAAAGTTGAAAGACAATTTGTCCTCAAATCTGGTGTAGTATCTGTAACTGAATAAATTAAACACAAAATATTATATTCATATATATTAATATGAATTCAATACCAAATAATGATTTATCTATTAAGGAAGTCATTCCTGATCCTGATAGAATGGAAATAGGTAAAGAGCTCCATGAAAATTTACCCGATATATCCACAGGAGCACTAGGATTAATGGTGGCACCCGTGAAAAGTGGAAAATCCACCATCATTACTAATCTATTATTAAATCATAATTTTTACAGGGACTGCTTCGACCAGGTCCATATTATATCAAATACCATTATGAACGACAATACCAGCAGGTTTCTTAAAGAAAGTTTTCCAGGGACAGTATATGGCAGTTATTCTGATAGAACTATACAAGCTATAATTGACCAGCAATTATCATATAAAAAAAAATCTGATAGACCTATTATAGCAATAATCCTTGATGATTTCGTAGGTATCCCAAGAGGCTCATTAGTATATAAGCTTGCCAGCCGATACAGACATTATGGTATAGCATTGCTCATGTTTTCCTCTCAGGTGTTTAAAGAAGTTCACCCACTTGTTCGTACTAATCTAACTTTTTGCCTACTCGGCAGAAACTCAAATCGCCGTGAGAAGGAGAAGCTCTGTGAAGAAATAGGTAGCAGTTTTGGGGACGACGATAAGAATTTTCATAATATTTGTCGACATGTGTGGAAACAGGATTACCACTTTTTACACATTGATTATACTCAAAATCCACCTGACGCATATGACTGCTTTACTGAAAAAATTTGGGAGGGCGGAAAACCTTTAATTAAAATGCGTGGAGTTCGTCCCGCTCATTCAGACTCAGAAGAAGATTTAGATGAAGTATCTGAATCTGAAGCATAAACATCCCTTGTATTACAAGAACGGCACAATACTGCTCTTATCTCTCCTGTTTGATGGTCGTGGTCTAAATGCTTATCAAGGCTATCTTTGAAAATTTTACAGCAATAATTACAACATTCGGTGTTTTGATATATATTGTAGACATCATTCCAATCATCAGCTATCATTTTTTGATTGTTTTTCCAATTATAAGTCATATTATTTTTGTGACCTTTTTCAGATTGACGATATTTTTTATTACATTTTTTTTGATTAGCTTTACCTTTTTCAGATTGACTATATTTTTTATTACTGGCTTTAGCTCTTTCAGATTGACGGTCTTTGTAAGGCATTTTCAATATGCCCTCAGAAAAATATAAAAATTATAAATCAAATTTTTTTTAATTGTATAATATATAATGCCACCTCAAAAAAAGGAAAAAAAATTAATTCAAAAAGCTGAAAAAATACCTGGTTCCTTAACCAGAAGAGCCGAAAGAGCAGGTATGACTCTCAAGGAATACAGAGATAAAAAAATAGCCAGTTTAGCTAAATTACGCAAAAAATAATCTACATATATATAAATGGATAAATTGCCTAATGTTGAACCTGATCCTGAACCTGAACCTGAAGTAGTTAATACCGAAATAGCACCTCCTCCTCAAATTGAAGTTATAGTCAATGAAGAAGAAGACGTTGTGCCCCAAGAACAAATATTTAAAGACTCTACTCCTGCTCCTGCTCTTAAAAAAAAAAGAAAACCTACTCAAGCACAACTTGATAATTTAGCTAAAATGCGCGAAAAACGTGCTGAAAATCGTCTTAAAGCTAAGGAAGAAAAAATTGCTAAAATACCTCAAAACGCTACACCTGTAAAAAAAACTGCTACTCAAATACAATCCGCACCTCCTATGCCAAGTATGAGTAGCGCCGAAGGATTTCTCAATTTTATGGATTATATGGAAAAATATAAGACTATTAAAGATAACTGGAAAAAACGAGAAATAGAAAAAGCTAAAAAATATGTAGCAAAACAAGAACCTAAATCCGTTCCTGAAAAAAAACCCGAAATAAAGACTGTTAAAAAAACACCAACACCAAAACCCACTTTGCTTACCAATCACAGCACATCAAATAATACCTACAGTGATTATTTTTAAGAGCTTTATATATAAATACACTTTTATATATAACCCCCTTTAACTTATCAAAGATTTATAATATAAATCTTCTTCTTTCTCTTCTTTAGTCATTTCCTGCTTTGTAGGAGGCTTTGGTGGCTTTAATTGTAACTGTGGCGGAATTGCTTTTATTACTTTAAATATTATACTACTATTCTCCTCCAAGTTCGCAAGTTTTCCATTTGGTAGTCTGATTTCAACATCAAAATTATTAATTACATGCCTTCTATCAGCAGTGTATCTAAAATCAGAGGCAAAACTATAGAAGAAATCACTTGATGAATAGTTTCTACTCAAATATCCTACTGCTGGTAAAGGTATTACTTTATTTGAACCTATCCAGTTACTCTGCTGTTCGATTATGTTGGAATAAATTACTAAATATGAATAATCAAACTTCTTAGGCTGTTTTCTTGCTACTAATATATCACTTTCAACAGTTACGTTGGTTCCAGTCATATAATTCAAACCACCCATTGAATACATTTCATACACATCTCCTGCTGGTAAAATTTTTCTTAGTGTTGAACTTGAATCTTGTTTATCCCATAATATACCATAAAAATCAGGGAATGCTCCCCAGCCTAACGGGTCAAGTGCTCCCGGTGGGTCTGGAGGTGTTTGGCCGCCTTGTGACCTTACAATTTGATAAATAGTATCGTAACCTACCCAGTTTCTATTTTGACCTTGTATATTCAAACTTCCACTTATATAACCGTTAGTTGTAAAAGGATAAACCATATTTGCTTGTTTATCTATTAAGTTCTGACCATTATAACCAATAAATTTATTATAATTTGAACGATTAAAACCATTTGACTGCGAATTAGCTATTAAAGGCAAAAGTTGTTCTACTTCAAAACCCATCTTGTTAAATAATGTATCATCAAATGTATTAGGATACCACGCACTCATTCTTTCGTGTAAATCTGCTAATTCCCTGTCTTTGATTTCTCCTGAAAGATATTTAGGTATATCCTGATTAGCATAGGGCACAAAAATATTTAATATACCTACACCACTTTGACTCGTTATAACACTATGTTCGTTACTATCTTGTTGTAATTCACCCCAGGGTATCACAGGTAGTCCGCTATAACAAGCTTGGTATTCATTACCATTATAAGGGTCTTCAGATGGTTCTTGATTCATGTCTCCTTGTCTTGGAACTTTATTAGCACCCTCCACATAGTATAGGCCTGCTTCCCTTCCATTTGTCGTTGTGTTCTCACTCGCTTTATTCGTTATAAGAATACTTGTCAATTTATTGTCGTATGAAATAGTTGATGTCCAAGCAATTTTATTATTAAGAGAGGCTATTTTTTCTGAAGCCTGTGCTGAGGGTGTATTTTGCTCTAATGCTATATCTGCCCAAGGTCCGTTTCCTACAAATAACGGCGTATGGAGGTCTGAAATTTCAAATCGTCCAGATGAAGCACCGAATTGTATATTCGGATCACTTGAACCAATTAAAGCATAGGGGACATAGTCATATACGTTATAATACAACGGGTTATGTCTG